CTTGATCCAATAATCGTGAGCCTTAATTTTGGCGCTTTTTTCCCAGAGAACTATGGCACCAAAGGGCTTTACGGCTTCCTGTAGCTGACGAACAATCGTAGATTTACGCATGCGTCCAGTCCATTTGGACTCAAGCTCTAATAATCTGCGATCTATTTTTTCTGCCAGATACATGATCTTCCTCTAGATCAAAATATTTATCTTATTTACATCTTAAAGTCACTGAAGTCCCTGGTTGTTCTGATGCTGCTACCAAACTTGGTATCTATATCAGGTTCCTGTCCACTCTGAACCAGTCCCTTCTGAGCAGTTGCTTCAACATCATACAGCTTCATCTTGGCTCGGTCTACACCAATCATGAATTTACGATTAGTAGTCGGATCATTATATCGATTCTTTAACTGCTTGACCATGAGCTGGTTAAGGCCCTCGAGCTCTTCGGTGCTGATTAAAGCAAACATGAAGTCTACAGTTGCTGGCAGTCCAAAACTCTCACTGGTATCAGTCAGATCAACATCAGTATTAGCATAGCCACCACGAGTGGTCTGTGTGGCACTTAGTATGGGCACATTATGCTCCACGGCTAATCCTCGCATTTCTTCGGCTATGGCCTTGATATAGGTATAGCTGTTTACACCAGCGCCCTGTTTGATACGACTGCTGGTACAGATATTTAAATAGTCTACAATGATGAGGTCTGGATGGAAACTCTGCTTGAGACTGAGCTCATTTAACAAAGCCTTGAAATGCCCACAGTGTGCACCAGCTGTAGGATATTCCTTGATGATTAGTCGTCCCTGAGTTTTATCTTTGATTTTATCAATGCGATTGTCATACATGGTCTTGGGCAGATCATGCAGCTGATCCATGTCCAGATTCATGAGATTGGCATCAATACGTTCAGCTATGCGCTCCTCGGCCATTTCCATGGTGATGTATAATACATTTCGATGCTGAGCCAAGGTAGCTGCTGCCACATGACACATGAACAAACTTTTACCTACTCCGGTTCCAGCCAGCACAACATTCAGTGTCTTGTTGGGCATACCACCATTGGTGATCCTGTTAAAGAAGTCTAGGTCAAAAGGTATTCTAGCTTCCACTCTATGATAAAAATCAAAACGACCAGCAGCATCAAGAAGATAATCGTGCCCCACGCTGTTGTCAAATCCAACCGCCAGGGCCTCTTGCAGAATACTGGGTAAAGCTTCTGTGGTATGCTTTTTATCGCGACCATCAATGATTTCAATACTTTTGAGTATGGCATTATACACCGCCTTGTCTTTGCAAAATCGTTCTGTCTCAGTCAGCAACCAATCAGCATTAACATCGGTTTTAACCAATTCTTTAATTAGTTCTGCACTGGCCTTGAAGTCACCCTCGTTAAGATTTTTCTTCTGTATGGCTATGTCCAGAGCTTCGGTGCTGGGACAGTTATTATAGTTGTCTATGAACTCAGCTATGAGTCTGAATACTATGCCATCAGTGGCATTAAAATATTCAGGCCGTAAAAAAGGAAACACCTGGCGCATGTAGACTTCGTCATGAACTAGATTTTTTAATATGGTCTTTTCAATTCTGTCCATGAGTGCCTTCTTCAATTAGAATATTATTTAGTATACCTATAATTATAGGCTTTACTACAGCGTCTGTCAATAGGTTAGGATTTCGAATTATTTCATAACCAAAACGAACATTGAGTTGTTGGTTAATTTCTTCGAATCGTACTCGACCATATCTAAAAACGACACCTGCGGCTTTACCGCTGGTTATGTGTATGTGTGTGGTGTCGTTTATGGGGTCTTCTATGAACTCATAGGTCGGAGTCGGCGGCTTCGTACGCAGCTTGGATATCATCGGCGCCGAGATCTTGCCCCAGATTTGAGCTACTAATTTTGTAATTTGTTTCGACATATTGTCTAAATTCCTTGTTGGTTAAAACAGGTAACCAAAATTCTTTACTATAGGTTTCTTTGATGCGATATTTCTTTTCATCGCCTTTGTGACTGTACCAGCCATTGCTGGGTTTGACTACAAACCCACCTGCCAGTGCTACATCCAGCAGTCCAGACCATTTACTAATACCACCTTCAAAACTTACTTCAACTGGAATCTTACTCTTTTCTCGTACAAATCTGCTCTTCTCAACATTGATGATAAAATTATATCCCATGAGCTCTGTACCTTCTTTTTCCTGCTGACGGCCAATGATAAAGATATTATCTGCACTATAGTAGATACCAGTTCCACCTGAGACAACATCCTTGGGGAACATACCAATTTCTTTGTAGGTATGATTTACAACTATCATGGGAATGTCTTTGATGGTCAAGTGAGGCGTTACCATTCTAAACAATGACTTGAGCTGTTTGGCACGGGACATATCAGCTACACTTTTACCTTCCAGAGCATCTTCTACTTCTTTCTTACTAGCCAGATTACCAACTGAGTCAATGATGATCATGACATGGTCACCGCGTTCAATGTTGGCTAACTGCGCCATGCTGTCATGCTTTAATTGCTCTACATCCGTAATAGGAGTATGCAGTACGCGTTTGGTGTCAATGCCAAAGCTATCAAAATAACTTTGTGGACTACCAAACTCTGAATCATAAAATAAGATCACACCATCTGGATACTTGTCCTGATATGATTTTGCCAGCATAAGTGCAAAGGCTGTCTTAAAATGCTTGCTGGGGCCTGCAAATACAGTCAATCCAGGTGTCAGTCCACCATCCATGCTGCCACTTAATGCAACATTAATCATGGGAACTGGAGTCTGGATCATGTCCTTGGCTCCAAAGAATTTACTATCAGCCAGGATGTCTGTATCCTTGATGGTACTATTCTTCTGTAACTTGTCTAATAAACTCATACTAACTCCTCGGCAACGCCTAAAATTTCAGCTATAATTAATAACCCACCTGCTCCAACTAAATCGCCAGTGATAAGTGCTGCACCTGCGCCAATTCGAACAATGCTTTTCACCAGGCTAACACTGGTATGTGTAAATATTTTCATAACGTCTCCTAACTAAATAAACCTGCTAAAGTTGCTTGCGGACTGGTGCTCCAGCCCATGCCTTCGATGATGCCATTTAATGGCTCAATAAATGCCTTATCCCACATTGTATCATAATCTACATAAGAAGTCAATTGGAATTCTGCTGGAATTTTACCTATGAATCCTATGCAATTTTCCTTGAATGTATTCGGAGTTCGTAAATATAAGAATTTAATTTTATCGCCTTCGCCAATTAATTCATACTTGTTGGTTATGTTGTATTCTTTAAGATAATAGTTGTACAATAAAGCTCCTCGCACATGCATGGGACAACCCTTGGCATAGATGTTGCTGCTGTCCTGATACTTACGCATACCATTTACACCTCTGGGAAATGCAATCTCTTCGGGACTTAATTTTAAAAATTCTTGCTTGGCCTCGGTAATGAATGTCTGCAGGGCTGCTTCATCCTGAGTGATTGCTACTTTAACCGCATCTTTTAATACATTGCGAATAGCCTCGGGAGTACTTGAACGAACAATTTCCAGGCCCATGACCTTAAGTTTGGGTTCTGCATACTGCACACCTTCGTTGTTATATACATTAAGAGCATATCGTTTCTTGGCCACAAAGATGCCTCGGTCAGCTATGGCCTCTCTTTTAAATACAATCTTGTGTTCAAAGGCATTGGTATACAGGGCTAATTCATTACAGGCTTTGTTAATAATTTCTGTGATCTTTTCTTCACATATTCGATCTAGTATTTTTAAGATCTCTTCTTTGGATTTGTCTGCATAGAATTTTTTAACCAGAGGATCCAGAGTAATATAACAGCTATCAGTGTCAGAATAAAAACTATATTTAAAATCTTTGGTGCCACAGATTTTATTCAAGTAGGTATCTAAAGCTTTGCCAACTGTGCGAATAATATACTGACCAGTTATGGTTATGCCCTCGGCGATGCGATCATCAAAGTATCGGAAATAATAGTTGGCCCAGGCACCAAATAAGCTATTAAGCTGAATTTTACGAGCCATTTGGAAATTGGTATAACGACTGATGTCATTTAAATAACTGGCCTTATGAGTCTCTTCATAGAGCTTTTGAGCCTCGATCATTTTGCTCTTGTACATCTGTCGATCATCAAATAATTTTTCTACAATGCCAGGGAATAGTCCTTTTTTATCTCGTCTAAAATGATAACCATTGGCTGTGAGACATTCATTGTCAGTCTGTAAACTCTGGAGGTCAGTCTTTTTATCCAGGAGCTGATTCACAGTTGTAGGTGTAAAATAATCTTGCTCGGACTTGACCAGAGTTTCTGGGCTCATGTTATACTGCATGATGATGCTGGGATACAGGCTGGTGGCATCAAAACTGACTACCCAATCATATTTACCAGGTTTGGGTTCCTGTACATAGGCGCCTTCGATGCTACGATCTGGCCGAGTAGTATTGCGTGGATGCACAACTATGTTCTGATCCCAGAGATAGTTATACAGCACACAGTCCCAGGTTCGTACTGCACTGTATACATCACCAAATAAACATTTGGCATCAAATGCCATGGTTATGGCCAGCTCTATGAGCTTCATTTTGTCTTCAAGCTCTAATACACGTTCAGTATCTGTGATGTTATAATCAGTGAATAGTTTCCAGTCCGTGGTATAGAATTCTTTAAAGGTATCAAAAGGATTTTCCAGTTTACCCACACCCAGTTCCTGTTTACAGATATAATCCAGTTTATAACTTTCCTGGGCACCATAGGTAAACTTTTTATACAGTTCCAGATAATCCAGATGACTAACGCCAACAATATCAAAAGTAGTCAGTGTCTTTTCACCATATTGTATTTCGCGACGTTTAATCTGACGCCAGGGGCTCAGCAGTTTGCTTGAATCCACACCCAGTACTCGTTCTGTTCTGTTAACAATATAAGGTATGTCGAATAGATTACTGTTCCAGCCTGTAACAACATCTGGACAATTCTGACTCCAATAGTTTAGGAATTCTTTCAGCAAAGTAGTTTCTGCAGCACAATGATGATAGACAACATGTTCGGCTGTGCTCTGATATGGTCGACGACCCCAGGTATGTATTTTGCGTGTGGTCAGATCCTGTATGGTTATGAGTTGTATTTCTTCTTGAGGATCATTGACATTGGGAAACCCCTGCTCAGTAGTAGTCTCAATGTCTATGCCCCAGATGCTGATCTGGTTGATGTCAAACTCAATCTGGCCACCATAATTTTCAGTTATGTACTGATAGGTCCAGTTGGTGTTGCCATGAATCTTCATGTTGCTAACACCATCATAGCTCTTTAAGAACTCGCGAGCATCATTTAAATCACCCAGTTCGATCATTTCCAAGGGTTCGCCGAATAGATTATGATATGTGGCTGGGCCAGGGGTCTTCTTGGGCACAAATAGCCGGGGTTTGAAGGTTTCTTTGGTCTGGAATCTCTGACCGTTGTGAACGCCTCGAATTAAGGCATTATTTCCATAGATACTGATGTTTGTATAAAATTTCATATATTAGTTATTATAAATAATACGTAGAGAAGAGTCAATAGGAAAACCATGGATATTTTTAAACTCATAGCAGAAGTAGGATTCCCCATAGCAGCAGCACTGGCTGGTGGTTATTTTGTGTTCCTTACACTTAAATTTATCTTAGCTGGAGTCATGAGCAGCATCAAAGGCTTATCTGGTATTATAGTAGCTTTGGACAACAGAGTCAAGACCATGAACCACGATATTATTCGAATCGATACCCTGGTAAGTAACGCCCTGGGTGTCAAACCCGATGTGGATCGAATAGCTCGTGCTGATGGTAAAAACGATGCAAGGAAAGATTAACATGGATCATTTACCCTTAAATCAACGTAAATTTACCCAACAGGCTCAGTTATTCGCTCACCTTAGCGAATTAGCCTATAAAGACATCAAAGATGTCGAAGAAGATTTTGCTCAGCTGGGATTTGTAGCTCATTTCTTCAACAACAAGGGCAGTCAGGCCTATCTGTTGAAAAATGCTCATGATCTCATAGTAGTTTGTCGTGGCACTCAGCCTACAGAATTTGCTGACATAGCAGCTGATCTGGATGCCCGCATGGTGCCTAGCTCCACTGGCATAGGTCATGTACATCGCGGGTTTAAAACGTCCGTGGACAACATCTGGCCAGAGCTAGAAACTCAATTAAAAGAATTTGGCAAGACTCGTACTGTCTGGTGCACAGGTCATAGTCTAGGCGCAGCCATGGCTACATTGTTGGCTTATAGATTGCAACGCACCGAAGACTGTCCTAATCCACAGGCACTGTATACCTATGGCAGTCCAAGAGTAGGTAACAGCAAATACGTAAAACAGATTGAGAGCATTGGACTATTACATTTCCGCTTTGTTAACAATGCTGACATCGTGGCTCGCGTACCTGTTTGGCCTTACCGTCATTTTGGTGGCATGTATTATCACAATCACTGGGGTAACCTAAGATCACCAACTGCCTGGCAGGTCACCAAGGATGTCTGGCGTGGCTTTGTGGTTGGACTAAAGAAAAAAGAAATTAACTTTTTCAGTAATCACGCCATAGGCAAATATGTTGAACATTTAAAACGCTGGGATTCCGGCGAGGAATATCCTCAGGCATGAGTCTTAAAGAATGGATTCTGGCAGTCATAGGCACCATAGCTGTTGGTGTTATCTGCGCCTGGATTGATGCCCGAGACCAGCAAATATTAACAACACCAGAGATACAAGTACATGGACATAGTAGCACTAATTAACAAGTATGGCTTTCCCATAGTAGCGGCCGCAGGTGGTGGTTACATGGTATACTATGTCTGGCTCTGGGCCACACAAGAAGTAAAACCTGTACTAAACGAAGCCAGTACTAATTTGATTGCCCTGATAGACCGTGTTAGAATGCTAGATAATGATTTGATTAGATTAAACCAAAAAATTAACATCGTTACCATGCTCAAGGAACAGGACAATGAAAAAAATTCTAATAATCGCGTTTGTCGCCATAAGCGAGATTAGTCAGGCTGCTCCTCTTCCGGACTATACATTCAAAAGTCCATCATTCAATGGTAATGGCTACAGCAGTCATGTGCTGACTCTGGAAAACCAGGAACGTACTCGCAAAGAAAATATTAAAAAAGAAATACAGGCCGCTCTGGACAAGGCTAAAAATGATGCCAACAACACCAATGTTGCTAAATTTTTAAACAATCTAGAAAGTCGTATTTATGCCCAGATCAGTCAGAACCTGGCGACTGAGATGTTTGCCGATGGTGGCAGTACCAGTGGCACCCTTAATTTTGAAGGCAACATCATAAACTGGACTCGCAGCAGTACTGAAATTACACTTAATGTAACAGACTATCTGGGCAGTACAACAACCATTAGTGTGCCATTAGGAAGCTTTCAATTCTAATGCGTAACTTATTTTTAGTATTTTTACTGTTGGTGTCTACAGGCTGTGCTACATCCAGGATTATTACTGATGTAGAAAAGCCTCGTGAAGTTCGCACCATCATGCAAAAGGAGTTTGATACTCTGCCTCCGCCTGCAGGTAAGCCCATGGTTGTGGCTGTGTATACTTTTGCTGATAAAACAGGACAACGTCGCCCAGCTGCTAACTTTGCCAATCTGAGTGCAGCAGTCACTCAGGGCTCAGACGCTTTTTTAATTAAAGCTCTGCAGGATGTAGGTCGGGGTCGCTGGTTTGAAGTAGTAGAACGCATAGGCATAGACAGCCTGACCAAAGAGCGTCAGCTGATTCGCCAGATGCGTGAAGCCTATGAAGGCAACAATGCTAAACCTTTAGGTCCCATGGCATTTGCAGGCATCATACTAGAGGGTGGCATCACAGGTTATGATTCAAGTACTAAAAGTGGCGGTAGTGCCATGCGTTTACTGGGCATAGGACCACAGACCCAGTACAGTGAGGACATAGTAACAGTTAGTTTAAGAGCTGTAAGTGTTAATTCAGGCAAGGTACTGGCCGCAGTTAACGTACAGAAGACGATTTATAGTGCAAGCGATACTCTTGCCGTATTAAAGTTTGTAAAAGATGGAACCCAGGCATTTGAGCTAGAGTCTGGACTGACCATCAATGAACCAGGCACTCTGGCAGTCAAAGCCGCCATAGAGTCTGCAGTAGTGGAATTAATCAAAGAAGGTAGCAAGAAAGGTATCTGGGACTTTTCCTATGAACCCTTGCAACCTCAATAAGGAGCAACAATGTTAAAATCATTAAAACTTTTTGTGATGATTTTATTATTAAGTTTTAGTGCACACGGTGCTGACAACAGCATCTATGTAGATCAAAGTGGTGATAATAGTACCATAGACATCACACAGACTGGAGCCGGCAACATAATTCGAGGCATTCAGGGTGTGGGTACTGGTAATACTACTCCCAGCAAGATCTATGGCGACAACAATGCTATTGACATCAGACAGATTGGCAGCACCAACACCCTTAATCTGGGTGTAAATGCATCTACAGCAACTGGTAGAGCATATGGTATAGACCTGACCTATTATGTCACTGGTAATAGTGGTACAGCTACCATTAACAGCAACAATGCTGGAACTGGAACGTCTGGTAGTAATTTCATAGATGTTCGTCAGACTGGTAACAGTGCCAGTATTAATTTAAACATACTGGGTTCTAAGAATGACTTTACTGCAGTTACCAGCGGTGGTTCCAACAATAGTATTACTGCGACTATAACTGCTGATGAAACCGTCAACAACATCAGCATGACCGGTGGCGGTGCTAATACACTTACCAGCACACAGACCAGCAACAAGGGTCGTGTGGATCTGACCACAGTGGGTGCCAGCAACACCATTGTACTCAATCAGTCAGGCACGGCTGGTACTAATGGTCATGCATTCTTATACAACTTGACAGGTTCTAATAACTCCATGACTGCTACTCAATCAGGTACTATTGATACAACCATCAATGTATTAAGTACCGGAAGTGGTAATACATGGAACATTACTACAGGAAACTAATACTAGTTCTGCTATGGCCGCAGATTGTTTTTGCGGCCGTGGGTAGTATTACTGAACTAAGCAACGCCCCTCCCAGCATTCAACGCAAAGGCGCATCAGTTATGGGTGCCAAGGGTACTGGTGTGGAAATGGCTGATGTAGTCAAGACCACAGCTGGTAAAACTGGCATAACTTTTGCAGACGATACCCGAGTCCAGGTCAACGAAAACAGCAAGTTAATCATAGATGATTTTGTCTATGATCCCAACAGCAAGAAGGGTGGCAAGTTAGCCATGAATGTTGCTCTGGGAACTGTGCGTTATGCGTCTGGTGCCGTGGCAAAAAACAATCCTGACAGCGTTAAAATTAATACTCCTACGGCATCTATTGCGGTTCGAGGCACAGACTTTACGGCTACAGTAGATGAGCTGGGTCGCAGTACCATCATCCTATTACCATCATGCCCTAAAGGTTGGACTGACATAGCGCGGGATTGCAAAACCGGTAAGATTGAAGTATCTACTGATGAAGGTACAGTCATACTCACACAGCCATTCCAGGCCACCCGAGTTGATAGTCGGGACCAGAAGCCATTTAAGCCGGTTATACTTAATCTGGAAGAAGATCAGATCAATAATCTGCTCATACTAAGTCCCCCTAAAGAACTGCGAGAGAGTGATGAAGAAAAACAAAAACGCAGAGCTGATGCCAAGGGTGCACTGGATGTAGACTTCCTGGCTGAGAATAAACTCATCAATGTACTGGAAAAAGCCAATGCCGAAACCTATAAGAACAAACTGGATCGTAATTTCCTGGACAATGACTTCTTGGCCAACATTCTGGATCAGATTAATGCTCAGCTAGCAGCTCAGCTGGATCTACTGGGCAAGACTAAAAGCGGACTCTTACCTGATTACATACCAACTTCAGGAGTTTTAGTTGAGGTAGATGATCTGCAGGTCACACTATGTCGTGAAGGCAACGGCGATACTCAGTGCATAACAACACCCAAGAATCAAAACACAACTGTGACCCAGACTCAGGGCCCAGTTGAAGTTAAGAATCGTATTAATTCAGGCGGGAGTACCATAATAAATGCTACGCAGAATTAGTTTATTTTTATTATTACTGTTTAGTCTTACAGCTCAGGCAGCTTTAAATTATCAAAATTATGCCGCTGGTGGCGCCATGCCATCATACACACAAGACGCCAGCGGAAACATTACCAATCGCACACTACTATCCACCGGAACCGTGAATGTAGTAGGATTGACTACTAGCAGTGGAGCTGGTCTTCCTACCCGCAGTGATGGTTTCATTGTTCGCTTCTATGGTTTTATCAACATCACAACAGCCGGCACATACTACTTTGGCGGACAGGCCGATGATGGTATCCGCATCAAAGTTAATAATATATCCGTGGTTAATAGTTGGATAGAAAGTGGTGGAGATTTTAGATCAGGAAGTATTACATTAGCCGCAGGTGTTGTTCCGATAGAAGTAATGTATTACGAGAACGGCGGTGGACAAATGGTCAACTTGCAATGGTTTATAAACGGCTCATGGCAGGTTGTTCCATCTACTTCAACAGCCACAACTTCTACATATTTTGCTCCTCCAGCTCCGGTATACAGTTCAGGCATAACCGCTGCACAGACTACACGAAAGGACTCGGAAACCACACAGAGATTAAATCAAAGTGGCAACCAGGTCATCATAGAACAGATAGGTGATAACAACAACTTTACCATACGACAAGGTGTAACTATTTCAGGCAAAAATCGCATAGAGTTATACAGCAATGGTAACTACAATACACTTAACCTAAACCAGGGATACACTACTCAAGGAACTGCAAGCGCCGGTGACAGCAATGATCATTATCTAAGTCTAAATCTTACTGGTAATACCAATGCCATTACTACTCAGCAGACTGGCACTAGCAAATGGAATGAGATTAATCTAACAGGCAACAACAATAGTCTGACCAATCTGCAGACCGGGACTGGAGCCAAGATTTTATTTCAGAGTGTGAATGGGAATAATAACACCATCAATACCAATCAGAAGGATGGTGGTAATCAGTATCTGGATATTAAATTGACCGGAGCTGGTCATAGTGTTACGGCTGTACAGGAGGGTGCTGGTAGTCATGCTGCCACCATTGACTTTACCAATAGCGGCGGTGCCAGTAGTCTTAATCTAAATCAGTTGGGAAGTACGGCTCAGACCTACAGCATACAGCAGAGTTGTACTAATGCGGCTGGGTGCAACACCAGCATAACACAACCTTAGTTATC